CGCGACTTCGCATGGTTCGTACACTTTCGTAGTCCCGCCGTATGCTTGAACCGTATCCCATTCGTTGATGGGATGACAATCACCGTTGGATAACCTCGCCCTCCGTTTCAACCCCCCTTGAGCCATCCCTGGTTCTCGGGGGGTTTTTCAATGCCCCTACCGGCTCCGACGCGGGCTGTTTCGTCCGCCCCCCACCGATTCCCCTGTGAGGGCCGTAGCGACCGCTGAGCGGTCCGTAGCTTGTTCGGCCACCTGATTGCCCGGCCCGCCACCGGTGTTGTCTCCACCGGGTATACCGCCCCCTATGCCCGGCTTGAAGTCCTGGAGTTGCAGGACATCTTCGCCCTTGCCCGGTTCCTCGAAGCCCAGCTGCTCCCGGACCTGGCGTTGGGCGACTCGGCCACCCACTGAGATGTAGTCCTTGACCCCGAGCATGAACTTCTCGGAGTCCACGTCTTCGAGGGCGAACCGCCATCGTGGTCGATGTGGGGTATCGCCGAAGTTCATCCGGTTGATCTCGAATACGAACTCGGATGAGAGGGTATCGGCCAGTGCCAGCGCGTCGAAGCGTACGATCCGGTTGAACGTCTCGGCATGACGAGTACCCACGTCCGAGCCCAGGCCCGATGCCGTCGCTTCGGTCGTTGCCGTTTGCCCGATGATGAGTTCCTTGATTTGACCGGCAAGGTATCCCTCGATCAGGTCGGCGAAGAGCTTACCGCCCGATCCGCCCTTGCCCGGGTCCAGTATCTCGATGCCGTACTGCGAATGCCCGCCCGAGTCCGGCGGCGAGTTGTCCGGCAGGGTGACCGTGACATCCTGGAGGAGGTTCTTCCCGATGGCGATCATCTCGGATTGGGCGGTTGCGTTGCCGGACGGGTAACGCAGAATCCTGATGCCCATTCCGTAGCGTTCGATGAACTTCATCCAGTACTGAAGGGCCTTCTGCTTCATCATCCACTGGAACCAGACCGTATCCCGCAGACCGCGACCGGCGAAGTGGTATCGGCCCTCTGCGAACTCGTCGTAGTCCGGCCCTTGCTGCTGGTAGGTGTGCAGGACGACCGCCCGTCTCTCTTCGTCGGTGAAGAGGTGAGCGAGCCCGTCCCAGGAGGGGATGACATCGCCGCTGCCGTACCGATTGCCCACTTTCATGCCCAGGTGGCCGGTTTCGGTGAATATGAGACTGTCGGAGTGGAACGGCATCCAGTTGGTCGGTGCGGTCATCCCGTTGGCCACTCGGCTGTAGATGACGTTGACTGCCGCAGGCCCGTACCAGAGGGCATCGGCGAGTCTCAGCAGGAAATCGGTCAGTCGCGGCATGTTGCTGCGGATGACTTTCTGGATCTTCGCGGCCTGCTCGACCTGTTCCTTGTCGTTCTGGTCCTCGGCGATGATGTTCCATTCGAGCAGGGAGATTGCCATTTCTCGCTGCATGAGCGGACCCATGACATCCGGGTCGTGCCGCATCATCTTCTGGAGACTGCGATTGCGTCGATAGGACACATCGGAGTTCAGCAGCACCCCGGCGATGAGCCGGATGTATCCCCGCATGACCTCGGCAACCGACTCGTAGAGCCGCGGGGGCTCCACGGCCTGGCCATTGGTAGTTACGGCCTCATTGAGGTCATCGAACGGGTTCTTCGCGAACCGGTTCTGATTGTCCCGGAGCCGTCCGTTGTCATCAAAGTGGAGGTTCATATGTAGATCCCTCGGAGGTTCTCGATATCTGTCTCGTCGGTGATCCGTTCGCTCCGCGGATTACCGGAACCCTCGAGGGCCATCTCCATCATATCCATTGCCGCATCGACGCAATCATCGTGAGCCCCGGACGGAAACAGGATCATCTCGTCGAAGAGGGCAGCCATTGACGGGACTGCGTACCCTTCCGGCCCGCGCTTGATGTGGAACCTGCCGGTGCTGACGAACGGCTGGAGACTCGACGCCCGGAACACCTTGTCGGATGTCCGATTGACCGATTCGACCGGGAACGGTGCCTCTTCGTTGAACTGCTGGACGAGCCCGCGTTGACCTGCGACGGCTTCGCCCTTTGCCCGTTTGACGCCGTGTATGCGGCCTAATGCGATTGCGAGCCGCTTGAACTCGGGGAAGGTCTCTCGAACCCTGATCATGTCTTTGAGCCAGACGTGCCCGAACACGTCGATGTCTGCGACCAGGGCCACTGAATAGTCCGGGTCCGTCGAGTCCCCGGTGCCCATCTGCCTCTTCTCGGTGTACGCGAAGTCGAGAGTCATCGCGGTGTAGCCGACCGATGCCCGTCCTGGCCGTACCACATACATCGATCCCTCGAGCCATTCGGCTGGGAAGGTCAGCACCTCTGCGGACATCGGCTCCAGCAGGTATGCCCTTGCGTACGCAATGGGGTTCTGCCCCTGCCGCTTGGTGAGGTAGTCTGATGCGAACGCTTCCGGCCAGGGGCTCCTGGTCCCCTTGCAGGGTCTCCAGAGCAGCGTCTTGGCCTTCTCGTACTTGTTCTTCCAGTCCGCGGTGATGTCATCGACGTGCCAGGGGGTGAACACATGCCATGTCCGACGCCGATCACCCGTGAGCATCGGCAGCCATGTGTTGTAGTACGCCTCTTTCACCTGCCCGCGTAGTGCGGTTCGACGCACCGAGTTCTCGAGCGTGCAGATGTCATCGAAGACCATGTCCGTTGCACGACCACCGGCATGACCGAAGATCGTGCAGGCTTCCATGGTCGGGTCACGTTGGAGGCTGTCGGTATGGAACCGGAACGCACGCTTGCCCCAGACCGAGCTATCGGGGACCAGGCCGGGGAACACCTGCTTGAACCGTGCCGACTCCAGGATGCGACGGGTCGTGTCCACTGACTTGACCGCCTCGTCCACGTTGGCCTGAACGTACTTCCACCGGATGTCCGGGTCGTAGTCCGGCGACTGCTTGTAGAGTGCTCGCCCGATCTCCCAGGTGATTCGACCGAGTGTCTGGGTGGTCTTGCCGTGCCCGCGTGACAGGCCGACCGCACAATCACAGTTCGCTGTGTAGAAGTCCTGGACCTCTTCGTGCAGTTCGGCCTGAGTGATGTCCAGAACGTACTCGAGGTATGGATTCGGGTCGTTCCGGCACGCCTCGATGAAAGCATGATTCGGTATCGATCCGCCATCTTTGAGGGCTAAAGCCATCAATTCACGGTGGCGAGCCGACGATTGGCGATCCGTTCCGCGATCTTCTTGTCCTCGTCGGTCATGACATGCTGAATCTGCTGCGGCCCGCCGTCCGGTCCTGAGACTTCGCGTCGTTCGATGAACAGACCCCGCATCTTCAGGGCGACGATCAACGCGACCGTATCACGCTTGTCCGAGTCGAGCGCTCGATTGCGGATCTCGGTGAGCAGCCGGTCGTCCGCGGTCGCAGCTGCCTCCTTGAACTGCCGGGCATACTCCTCGTCGTTGGCGAGCCACTGGTAGTGGGTCCGACGCCCGACGCTTGCAGACTGGCATGACGGGGTCAAGACGCCGCACTGGCGGTACGCCGACAGGAGCCGGTTCTGGTCTTTCTTCTGCCTTGCCCGAACCTTGCTGCCGGGTTGGTACACATGATGAGTGGGGTCCATATTCAGTCTCCAGGGCGGTGTTTGTTGAATCCGCGCTTGATCTTCGGCCAGAACCAGAATAACGCTGCCCCGGCACAAAGCCCACCGACGAATCCAACCACGACGCCCGATGCGTCAGCCAGAAACAGGTTCATCGGCGACCTCCTTTGGTTTCCAGTGAGATAATACACCGCCGTTGCGTTTGAGGCTCTTGAACACGCTCCAGCCGTAGTACAGGCACAAGACGATGATGATCGGACAGATGATGAGCATGATCCATATGGCGAGCATACTCAGGAGCCATGACAGCACGCAGAGTCCGATCCCGAATCCGATGAAGATCCAGCCGCGTTCGAGCTTGGTGATGAACAGCGTGACCACACCCACCGGAATGCAAAGTGCCCCGGTCCATACCAGGGGTTGAAGGGCCGCGTTGATGTCGGTCTTCATCAGGGAATTGGGGTCCGGCGTCGATCCCCCGAACATCCGGCTGAAGAAGCCCTGGCTCGACCCCATCCGGCACCCGGAGAGCAGCAGGAATGCCGCGACAATGACCGCAGCAAGGATTATAACGCTGTGGTTCCTCGCCAGAAACCCGGCGACCGCCTTCAGG